GAACAGAACATTTTTGTTCCATCCGGCTTGGCACGGGGGTTTTTGAAGAGCTTCCCTAACACCGCTGATTTGGCCCCACTCCGTAACGATGTGCGTTTCTCCATCAATTTCGATTAGCAGATTGTTTCGCCTATTTGACTGCTGTGTTTTTTTGTCTACCCACTGACAATTTGAAGGTTCATAGTTACCGTCTACATCGATACGGTCAATGGTTAAGCCATCCTTGTATCCATTGGACATAGCCCAGTCGTGAAACGCGATAAAGCTCGACGCCCATTTTGGGCAAACTTTAATGCCGCGCGCACCGTAACTTTTGAACTCTTTAACGCTCGGGTTTGAACAACGATTTTTCATCGTAGCCCAAACGCCATAAAGCTTCGTGTATCGAAGACCATGGAACTCATGGTTGTATGAGCACCCGCAAGAGGAAGTGTTTCCGCTGTGGAGGTTTGACCCGGCTACAACCGTTTCGTTTCCACAATCACATAGGCAGAGCCAACACGTTTTCTTGCCCTTGTTTTCAGCTCGCCTCAGAACGAGCAACTTGCCGAATTTCTTGCCTGTAAGAACGATCAATTTAGCCATGACGATACGAGTCGAAACGCAAACAACATAACACATCATATACGCGCAAAGACATGAGCGATCGAATGCAAGTGAACGTTGTGTGACAATTCAGTGAACTGGGAAAGTCAAGCCGAAAGGCTTTTTTCTAGGCGTGTCGTGTAACTTACGTGTCACTTACGCACTTTAAAACAGGGCGTTTCCCCGTAATTCTCTGAAAGTTAAAAAGCCCCAGAAACCGCGCCGCAAGTAGGTTTCAGGGGCTTTTCTCGTGTCTTGTAGGACGCTACAGAATTTACTACAACAGTAACTTGATTAGTCGGACAAAGCCCGGTGTGACGCGGTTTTCGTGTTCTCGTGTCACTTACGCGTCACTTCCCGCGTAATTCTCTGCATGCCTAATTAGTATATCGTAAACCCTTATAGGTCACAAGAATTTTTGAAATTCGGCTCAAGAAAAAGTTTTTTCGACTCCTTCGACAATTACTCGTGCGAGCTTGTCTTGGTAGCTGAACCTGAACAATTTCTCGGCTGTCGGATCGTGTGAGATGAAGCCGACCTCCACCAGTGCGGCCGGTGCGTTCGTGTGCTTCAGCACGTAGTACTTCGCCTCCTTGACACCTCGGTCTTTTTCTTCAGGAAAGCTTGAAGCCAGACCGTTCTGGATGTTTTCGGCAAGGCGTTTCGTCACGCCTCCAACACCCGGATATTTGAACGTCTCGATTCCGCTTGCGTCCTTGTTCTCGGCGCTATTGCAGTGGATCGAAATGAACGCGTCCGACTTGGCAGCGTTCGAAATGTCGCATCGCTGTTGAAGCAGAAGCGCCTGATCCTTCGTTCGAGTGAGCACGACGCGATGCCCTTTCGCCTTTAGTTTGTCCGCAATTTTGTTTGCGATACCCAAGGCCGCTTCAGCCTCTTTGTAGCGACCATTCACAGCCCCCGGATCAGTACCTCCGTGCCCCGGGTCCAGCACGATAGTCAGTTTCTTACTCATTTCTTGACAACCTCCCTACTCTTAATTTCCTTAATCGCTCGATGCAGAAAGCCTGGGATCATGCCGCCAAAGCCAAGGCGGTCAAGATTCTCAAGCGTGCTGCCGAGTTCATTAACGGCGTAAGCCGCAATAGCCGCGTTGCGCAGCATGTCTGTGCCTGCGATTACGTCAAGCCCATGCGAAAGCATCACGACGACGAAAATGAAAACCTTTTTGAAAAGCCCTCGAAAGCCGACACGGCTGTTCCACTCGCCGGTCTTTCCTGCAGCGATGGTCCCCGTCACGTAGTCCACGGCGACGAACATCAACAGCCACTGCAACTGCAGGTCAATACCTCCTAGCGCCCAAGCCAGTGCGCTTCCGACAGCCCCTGAAGCGAGCATCAAATACGCCTCCCCTTTAGCAGGTACGAGCAACGACATGTAGTCGATGAACGTCTGCACAAACCCTCTCTCCATAAATCACCTCCTTGTTTGTTCTCCCCTTCACCATATTCAACGACCGTCAAAATCCCTAGCCCTGACACGCCTGCCATCACTACAGGCGTAAAAAAAGGGGACGGTTTCCCGTCCCCCTGTTATGGAGCTTTAAGCCTTATCTTTTAAGTCGCTCAACCTCTTCCGAAAGTCGCTGAACCGCGAGGATCAACGGACAAACGAGCGAAGCATAGTCCACCGCCAGATAGCCCTCAGACGACTTGCTGACAAAGAGCTTCGCAATCTGCGGGTCCGCATTCTGGACCTGCTGCGCGATGAGCCCCATGTGCTTCTGACCGTCTTCCTCGCCGAGGTAGGAATAGGTGACAACTGGGAGCTTGCGAATGAACGCAATCGCTCGATCGGCATCGACCTTCGCAATTCCTTCCTTGAGTCGAACGTCCGACGAAACGCTGATGGCCGTCTTCGAGTAGATTTTCGAACCGGCAATCATCGTCTCAAGGCTGTTCGTCGCGAGCGTCATCATGGACGACGTTTTGAAGAGCGCCTGAGTCCCGTTGAGGCGAATAACGTCAGAAGCTACAGAACCACCGAAATCCTGGCCGTCCTGACCATCTCGGCCATTCGTTCCATCGCGACCATCGGCACCCGGATAGCCCTGCGGACCGCGTTCGCCATCTCGACCAGGAAGTCCATCCTTACCAGGAGCGCCGTCCTTACCGGGCGCACCTTCAGCGCCGGGAAGACCATCCTTGCCCGGGAGGCCCTGCTCACCGCGAGCACCGTCGATGCCGTCCTTGCCATCAACGCCGTCCTTGCCAGGCAGGCCAGGTTCACCCACAAGGCTCTCGAGCCATTCAACCTCGCTACCAATGAAGCCGTTGGCGACAGCCACCTCGTAAGCGCTCAAACCATCAGCGCCGTCAGCGCCCGGGGTTCCACCAGAGCCGCCTTCGCCCTTGAGGGCAAAGCGAGCGTCCGCTTCGGTCTTGCTGTAGATCGTGAGGCTGTTTGCCTTTTCGTCAAGCACGTCCGAAAGCCAACGGTCTTCGTCGCGATAGTTCACAACGTCGGTGGAGTGATCTGCGAGCACGCGGATCGGAGCCGGCTTGAAAGTCGAATCCGAACGGTCGTACCAGAAGCCGATGAGAGATTCGTCGAGCGTTTCGATTCGAATCAAACGCGCATCGATCACCTCGGTCGGATACTCCTGCACGCCGATACAGAGGTCCTTTTCGTTGAGCTGAGCGTAGAAGAAGTAGATCACTTCAACCCAGCCGTTGCCCGTCCACTTCTTACCGATGACGGTCTTGTCGTCAGTCGTTCCGATGTAGATGTAGTTAGGAATGGTCACCTCTGTCGGGAAACCGTACGTGCCAGTGCAAATGCTCTGGTCGTTAATGAAGCCGTAATAAAACAATGGCTTTCCTTATAAAAAAGGCCGAGGGACAGTCCCCCGGCCATGAGCACACAGTAGCATGCCCTTAGTCACATCGCGCCGATTCTCACAGCTCGTTGCATCTATCCTCAGAAGAGGACGCTGTATAGCCACGAAGCGAGAACCCCGGCAATGAAGCCGACAGGTCCCCAGAAGAGGCGCGTCTTGCGTCGCGTCTCAGCATCGAGCAGCGCCTTCTGAGCCTGCACCTTGGCGACGATCTCGTCCGTCACTTCCTCGACCTTGACGCCGAGCTTGTCGAGCAGCTCCTTCACTTCTCGCTTTGTCATTTCAGTCACCTTTTCCTTTAGCGCATCTTTCAGCGCCTTGACAATAAAATTCCACATATAAAAAAACCGCCAGAAGGCGGTGTGATAAAGTTACGGATATGAATCCCGCTCATGGTTTCGACGGCCGTGAGCTGTTTTGTAGCCAAATCAAAAGTGTTTCAAGATGTTACCCCCCCCTACGCCGAATTTCATCGTTAACAGTTTCCTTCACTTGGACTTGGCTGAATTTTTCCTACGTCGAAAATTCAGCCCTATAAAACGAGATTACATCCCATCAAGGCAAATCCCAAAAACCATTCATTTTGCTTGGTTTGGTGGAGGTCGAATCCCTGAGCATCGACAAAAAAACATCGATACGTGGCGTCGTCTCTTACCAGATTATGAAATCGTTAGGTGGGATGAAAACAATTTTCCTATTGAATCTTACCCCTATGCCGTAGACGCATATAACAAGGGCATCTACGCTTTCGTTTCCGATGTTGCAAGACTGCATGCCGTTTACAAGTACGGCGGCCTTTACATGGACACGAATAACGAGGTCATTAGGCCGGATGCTTTTGATGACCTTTTATCCTTGGATTGCTTTGCAAGCTACGAAGCGCCATGCCAAATTTCCATAAGCACATTTGGAGCAAAACCAAATCACCCATATATCGGGACGCTTCTTGATTTCTACAAATTCATTCGCTTGAGGTCAGCATATCGACTTACGGCCAACGTGCGCTTCATATCCAAATTAACAAGAATCATTTATGGATCACGGCTGAACGGAAAGCGATTAACGCTATCGGATGGCACAGTGATCCTGCCTCGAGATTTGTTTGTGCCCCAAACCATCACAGAGAACACTCGGGTCATACATCATTACAGAGGCTCCTGGAAATAAGCCATTAGTACTCGCGGCCATGTTGGCGTGCTCACGATCTCAGCTCATAAGGCTTCGTCCACAGTTCGCCCATAGCGAGCATTGCTTTTGCGAGCGCCTGCTTTGCCTGCTCGACCGTGATCGTAGCGACGGTGTTGTCAGCAAGCACCCACTGCGTCGACTCCATGCCCGTGATCTCTGCGACCTGGATCGCTCGCGTGAGGCGTTGCTGAGATTCCTCATCTCCGTCGAAGATCATGCCGTCGACCTCGACTTTGATTGCCGCCACAGCCGCCGCGCGTTCGATCTTTGCCTGTTCAAGTTCCTGCGCGGCGATTTCTTCGGGCGTCGGCTCCGGCGACTTTACGATCTGAAAACGACGCACGCCTTCGAGCGGTTCAATTTCTTTGATCCATCGGTCGCCGTGCCTATTGCACCAAACGGCGCACTCGGGCGGATATTCGCCATCAAAGATTTGTCCAATTTCAAAGCCCATGTTCATTGCTCCTTCTATTAATTTCCGCATGCGTACCAATCCCAGCCATCAGCGCCACCTGAATACGTCGTAATACCAGTACTGGAAGTCGTTCTACTTCCCCTTTTTTCATACGCAGCCAGATAATCGGGATGTGACGTGTAATCGTTTGAAGCGTTTACCACAAAGGAATAATTTTTATTCGAGAACGATTTACTAAAAGTACAACTACTACCAGTCCCGTGCCCCCCTTGCTCAATCCACCCATTAGACCAAACTCGATGCCAAGCTGTCCCACTTCGCCAAGCTTCCGTGATGTAGGCTTGCGGACGGTTGTTCAAATCGTTAAAGCTCCCCGACTTCGCGACAGGTGCCAGCACTAACGGCACCAAAGCCACATCATCAGCCTCAACGCTACCACTATTGGCCACGTAGCTTTCCTCTGACGGGAATAGGTGAATTTTCTTCACGCTCATTTTATTTCACCTCGCAAAATGTTTAAATGGTCTTCGTAACGGTCATAGTCGTCCGCCGTTGCCTCTACCTCTTTTTGATAGGTGTAAGGCTCAAATCCTCGGAGGTAGATTTCGGAGACCTGCACGTTTCTAAAGCCCCCACTGTAGACGCCTTCTATAGCTCTGATCTTCCAATATTTGTGCAAACCAACATCGGGAACATCGTTTTGCCCTTTTGTAACGGCTTTAATGTCAGTCCACGTGCTCCCGTTGTCGGAATATTGGAGGATGCCTTTGTTTAAGCTGTAGTAAGCCGGAACGATTTCTATCGACCTAACCCTAATTGCAACAGGGTTATACATTGTAATAGTCAGATAGTCTATACCTGCGCCGCTTCCGCAACGGTTGAAATATGATGTGCTTTGGTTTTTATCAAACGCCACATTTATTCCGTTATCGCCTCTGTCTCCAGTAGCAGCACAGGCGAACGTACTGCCCCCGATCGTTCCCAATTCTGAAATCGCGGGGTTTTCCCACTCGCGTTCGCCGCTAACGGTAATCGTCTTAAAATATTTTCGAGTAAAGCCGTTCGCGAAAACGCAGTCGCCTAGCGTCTTATCTTTCACGATATACACCGTTACCACCTCACTAATTCAATACCAGCCTGAATGGAAACATTCCCGCTTCCGTCCGGCCGATTCCCGTTGACCGTCTTCACCCCAACATCAACCAGAACATTACCGTCCGCGCCGGCGACGTTCCCATTCACGCTTCGAACATGAGTACGAACGGTCCATTCAACCATGCCGTCCGCAATGACATGACCATGCGTGACATTTCGCGTATCAAGCAGCTCCGCGCTCGTCTTCCCCGCCTTCGTGCATTCGAGGAAGCGCTCGTACTGGAAGGCGCAGTCCACCTTGTCGCCGACTTGGTACGCCGTTGACTTGCGAACTCGTTGATTTCGTAGATCAGCTGAGTGCAGACCGCCGTCTGGGGAGCTTCATTCAAAACGTCCTCTTCAGCAGCAAGGCGCACGAGACCGGCCTTGCTCGTCGTAGCGTTCGGAAGCGTCACTTCGCCGGATGCGTCAGGCGCGATGCTATTCACCGTCTTCACCGCGCCAGACTCGCTCCACTTTCCGAAGGTCACCCCATTATTGCAGTTGCGCCAGAAGGTGCGGACCGTGTTGTCGGTTAGGTTCGGGACGTAGCAGACCTGCACGATGTTCCCGCTGACAGGAGCACCCGTGTCATAAGCCTGCACGATGCAGAAGGTGCAAGCGATCGGTGTATTTTTCAGCGTCCCACTGCAGGCCCATGTTTTGTCCTCAAGCAGCGTGTTCAGGTCCGCGTTGGCGATCTGGATCGTGTGATCTCGCTTATTCGCCAAGCCCTTCGTCAGCTCATCTTTTGTCGCCAGATGACTCATGTCGACATCGATCTGAATGTCGCCATTGCTGTCAGGCTTCTTCTTGTTCACAGTACGCACGGCGTCTTCGACATTTTCGACGCGCGTAATCGGAAACTGGATGACGGTGTTGCCTGCTTCATCCGTCGTCGTAAAGACGATGTCTTGTTCTTTCAGAGCCATTATTTAGCCCCCTCCTTTGTTTTTGATAAGCCGTAGTCCGGCTTTGACGGTGCTCGATCTCGAATCGCGCTGCACGTCTTGTGTTTCGCGAAATCCGAGGCATCAGCCTTTGTGACTACCTCGGACTTCTTTGCGAACTCTTTGCTAATTTGCTGACTCTGCTTCTCTTTGAAGTGAGCCAGCCCTATCAAATCAAGAAAAGAGTTAGCCATCGGAACGCCCCCTACGCGAAGAGGGCGTCGATCTCTTCGTTCGTAATGCCAGTCATCGTGATCATCGGGGCCATCGGGTCCCAACTCGCGCCATTCCAAACGACATTCATCCCGGCGTCGATCTGATGAGCAGGATCGGCAGTCTCGACGTTGTACATATCGCCGGCCTTCACATCCTTGGTCGGCAACGCCGCATAGTTTTCGACGGAACCCTTGTAGTTCACAGCGCTCGCAATGTCCGTTTTCAGCGCGTACGGCGTGAGATCGATATTGACGCCCTTCGAACTGACCGGCAGAGCACCGCCGTTGACGCTCACTTTTTCGAGTACGTTGACCTGAGCTCCCACAGCGACTCCTTGCAGTTTTGTGAAGTCGGCAGCAGACATCAAACCCGCCGCATCAGCCGAAGCCGGACCATACGTCGTGTCCTGAGCCGGAATACCGAGCGCCGTGATGTCGCCCTTGACAACCTTCGTGCCTAAAGTGACGTGCCCATTGCCGTCAGTCGTGATTTTGTAAAGTCCTGCACCAAGAGCACCTGCCGTCACGCTCGGGTGTACATAAACGGGCGTCTCAACATCATTGATCTGGATGTTCCCGTTCGTTTCAGAGTTTTCGACCTTCGTCGCCTGAGCTGCGACACCTTGCAACTTGGCGAAGTCTTCCTTGCTCATCAGACCGTCTTTCTGAGTCGTTGCAAGCTCATAGATCGTCTGCGGCATCGTCACCGTTGCGAGCGTTGCACCAGAGACGCTCTTCAGCGTGATCGTGCGCCCCTCGATCGTCATCTGCCCGGCAACGACCGTCTTCAATTTGCTGTCGTAATGAGTCAAACCTTGCTTATCTAAAAATGCATTCAATTCACTCATTTTTCTCACTCCTTTTACGATTAAAAAAGATTGTCAATGAAAGAGTTGTCAATGCTTTCGACGTGAGCCCCCTCGCCTGGTTTACCAGGTTCTCCGGGTTTTCCGTCTGCCCCATCCTTGCCCGGAGGTCCCTGGATGCCAGGAACCTCAACCGTCACAACTTGTGGCACTACGTCCTGACAATTTGCATCGACGTGAATTTCTTCTTCCGACGTGATTTGCGCAGTGATTGCGAGCTCACGCCTTGCGCGCGCACCTAACACGAGTCACCTCCGGAGAGACCTTGATTTTCCCTTCAACCACACGCGTTATTTCGCCGTCCGGAGACTCAAGCTCCAGGTCATACAGCACCGTGTCGCCCGGGTACCTTTCGGTTTTTTCATGGTTGAATTTCGCAGTGACCTTCCCCGCCGAGTCATCGATCTGAAGACGGCCGTTGCAGGTCGTCAGCGTATCGACTGCCTCTTCGCTGAATGCGTACCGGCGAAGTTGCATAGCGGCTGAGTATCCAGTCAGATCAAGTGGACCATTCTTGTCGCTCAGGACGAAGGACACCGTCTTATCGGAGCCTTGATCGAGCGTGAAATTTTTGACCGCTGCCATGTTTCCACCTCCCTCAACTCAGGCCGTAGTTGGGCTTTTCTGGAGCGCGGTCCCTTTGACCGCCAACGTCCTTCGAGAGATTGACAGAGATCGTTCCGTCAGCCTCAACATCGACGTTCTTGCCGATCTTGACATGGCCTAGCTTGTCGGCCGTTGCCGGCGTCATCTCGTGAACGATGCCACTTGCAGCCGATCCGGTCTGCTCAACGGCTTCAGGCGTCCCTCCTGCACCGGGTCGAATCAACTTCCCTGCATTCTGGGCGGCCATGAGGCTCTTGTAAACATCGTCAGCGACCGCCACCTTGTCGGCGGGCATAACGTCCACCGACACAATCTCCGTGCAGTAAAAAGCGCGTTGAGACGCGCTGTAGTAGTAAGCCATCCTGTCCTCTCCTTTCAGAATCCGAGCGCCATCCAAAGCGCCTGGACTTTGCCGTTTGCGTTGTGCTTGAAGGTCGCGTTCCCCTTCGTCAAGCCTGTGGCAACGAAGTCCGCTGCAACCCCGCCAGTAGGCGTTGCATTTGCGAAAACGGCGCTCGTCGGGAAAGCAACAGGGAAGGCAACAACGGTCGAACCATCGGCCGCAATCGAAGCCTTACCCCACTGAACGATGAGACCGTTCGGCAGCTTCTGGAATCCGCTGTCGCCGTGATTCTTCAAAAAGGCAGACAGCAATCCAAACGGCGTCACAGCCTTCGTGTTGTCCTTGCCGGAAAGCACTTCAGCCGGGACGGCGATGCGGATCAAACCCGTGCGGCTTTCCGTCGATGTTCGTGCGCTCAGGCTCTTCGGAGTGACAGCACGCGTTCCATCGGTCCCCGCGATCGTTTCTTCATCCGTCGCAAGCTCGACAACACCGAGAGTCGTTGTCGTAGCAGGCGGGTTCAGAAAGTTCGTATCGCCGAAAGCGACAGAGTCCGCAGAGAAGTCCGTCACGGCGAGATCGATCGCAAGCAAAGCCTGCGACTGCGAGGCCTTCTGGATGATCGGAACCGTCTGCGAACAAACTGCGAAAAGGGTTCCACTCGCCGTATAGAGACCGACCTCGTAGACCGTGTAGGCCTCTGCCGAATCATCACGGGCCGCAAGGTGGATGACGTTGTCTCCAACCGCACCGCCTGCGATGGTCGTTAGACGCTTGAACTCTTCCTTCAAGGTCGTCTGGTCGTTCGTCGGCGTGTATTGCCCCGTACCGTAGCCCACCTCTGTAATGACGACGGGCGCGGTTCCAGACTGCTCGGCGTTGACGACCTCTGCCAGACCGGCGTCAGTAATCAAAATTGTGTTGGCCATTATTCGGCACCTCCTTGTTTCGCAAGAGCCGCCGCCACAGCTGCATCCACGACGGCTTTTAGCGTTGCAGGCGTGATGAGCTTCGTCGCCGACGTGCCAACTTTCGCTTCCTCAACTGTCGCAATTCGCGCATCGAGCGCAGCCTTTCCAGTTGCGGGCGTCATTGCCTTCAAAGCATCTGTTCCGGCTGTAGCATCAACCGTAGAGGCGATCTGAATCATCCCCTTGGCGGCTTCGCTTGCGTCCGGGGTCGCCTCATCGACGACGGCCTTTAAGCTCGCAGGGGTAACGGCGCGTTCTTTGTCCGTCCCCGCTTTTGCCTCTGCCTCGGTCGCCAGTTCGACTAGCCCGTTTCGTCCTGTCGTAGCTTTCAAGCCTCGAAGGCCGAGAGGCGTCACATAGAGCGTCCCGGACTTCCCTTCAATCGTTTCCGCTTCGGAAGCAGCTGCGCCTTTCATGGTCGCAGGCGTGAGAGCAGCCGCGCCTTCCGTTCCCGCCTTCGCTTCGGCTTCCGTTGCTGTTCGAATGAGACCCGCACGTTCTGCAGTGGAAGTCAAGCTCTTCAGACCGGCGGGCGTCACAGCTCGCTGCGTATCGGTCCCCGCCTGCGTTTCTTCGTCAGTAGCAAGCTCAACGATCCCCGCATTCACGGCCGTTGCAGCAGCGAAAGAGAAAGACACATCGCCGAAAGTGATGTTCCCAGCGTTGACGCCTTCGAGCTTCATGTCGATAGCAAGGAGCAGATTGCTTGACTCCTGCTTTGCAATGATCGGCGTGCTCTGCGAATAGACCGCAAAAAGCGTCCCATCAGAAAGGAAAAGCCCGAACTCGCACACTTCATACGAGCCCGGGCCGTCATCCTTGCACGCGACGTGAATCGCGTTGTCACCCGCTTGCCCACCTTCTAGGATCGGCATGCGCTTGACTTGAGCTTGTAGCTGTGTCTGTTCCTTGTTTGCTGTGTATTTGCCGGTTCCGACGCCGATCTCAGAAATGGTGACGGCGTTCGTACCGGTCTCTTGTGCATTGATGACGGCCTGAATACCGGCTGTCGTCAAAACGATGTCCATGAGAAACCCTCCTTATTTTGCAAGCCCAACAAGGGACCGCATAGCAATAGGTCGCGCTCCGACGAAAATGCCGACAGCCGCATCAATATCACGGCTGACAATCTCTTCAGAGCGAATACGCGCGTAAGCTACCGGGCGCAGATAACCGTCAACACCCATGCCGCCCTGGAGCTGTCTCACAAGCACGAAGGTGTAGTGCGATCGGACCGGCTTCGCGTCGTCGATGAGCGCGAAAAGGTCCTCCTGCATTTCTGCATCAAGCGTGCCGTCGATGTTTCCAAGCGTCGCCTGAATCTCGAAAGTGTGGGGCGTTCCCTTCGGCTCCTGCTGCCACCACTCTTTGATGGTCGCAGCCGAACCGATCGAAGAAACGGCATCCTTGACAGCACGAAGCGTGCCTTTCTTGCGCTTTTCGCGCACAACGTTTTTCAAGACGCTGCGCTTCAAAGCAACGGGCCACGAATCGCGCCAGACGCTCGCGTCCCATCCGTAAGCGACATGGTCGAGCTGCGTGCTCGTGAGCCTGTCGATACTGACGTAAATCGACGGAAGATCAACCGCCGACGTCATGTCAAGCAACTGTTTATCGAGCGCCTCCGCGCTGTGTCTTACGTTGTCGTCTTGAGCGATTGAGTCCGGAAGTAAGTCGCTCAGCCTTACATCCGCAAGCCCCTTACTCATCCTTGTAGCCCTCGTAAACGATCTTTACGCCCGTGCACTGCGCGACCTGGTCGCTTTCGAGCTTCTGGAAGTCAACTGGCTTCATCGTCGGGTTGTCGATACGCGAAGCTCCCGCCTGCATGACGTACTGAATGAGCCTTGCGGGGAGAATGTCGCGACCGATTTTCCCCTGCTGCCACACACGGTATTTTTCGACCGCCTTTTCGACATCAGCCTTGATCTGTTCAGCACGAGAACTGTCCTCTCGACTGATCCAGTAGTGAAGCTCGAGGTCGTAATTCACGGCCTTTGGTGCGAGCACCTTCACGAAGTCCGTCAACGGGCGGATCGTTTCATCGCTCAAGTACGCCGCGATTTGCTCCAGCGTTTCCTGAGACGGCAATTCACCTCCCGCAAGCAAGACGTACACATCGACCTCGCCGGGCGTCGGAGAAGTCACAGAAACGTCCAAAACGGAGCTCGATACGCTCTTCGCATGGTAGACATACGCCTTCTCAGGTCCTGCAACGGAGAAGCTGTTCGGCGCGAGTCTGATGCGTTCGGCAAGGGACTCGTCGCTTTCTGCTTCAGAACCGCCCGTCGTAATGGTCGTGTTCTCGGCTTTTGCCACGAAAGTCATCGGCTTGACGATAGTGTTGACCTGCCCGGCAAGGTAGTCGTTGCCGACCGTCCCAGCAACGGTGCAGGACGCCGTTACGCTTCCCGTCAGTTCGCCTTTCGGAATGTCAAGTGCTTTGTCCGTTGCGAAGGTCACAACCCCGTTCGTCACCTCGGTTCCTGCAGGGATCGTGTAGACCGTCGCCAGAGCCTGCGAAAGCGTGAATTTGATCGTCGTGACGGCCTTGCTTTCAGAAAGGCGCGTAACGCTCAAAAGCGTGCCGAGTGCATCGAGGTAGCCGTCCTGAGCATATGAAAGCAGGTTCTGCTGCGCCGCCAGATTCACAGCCGTGCGCTGTTGAATGATGACGGCAGCAAGGCTCAAAAGGTAGAGTCGTACTGGGTCGCCCGCCGCGAGGGTTCGCCCACTTGCTTGTTCGTACCCAGTGATAATCTCGGCCTTGATGGTCTCGGCGTCCGTTTCAAGGAATTCAACCGCCGGCAAGTGCCAACGGGGAATTGTTTCAGCCATGTCTTATTCCTCCTCTCCGATTTGCACAACAACGCGCGGTTTCAAAATGCCGTCCATTGCGCTCGCAGTGTCCTCGTCAAAGTCGACAGACACGACCGTTGCTCTTGGCTCGTACTCCTCAATCGCGTCAATCACCTCAGACCGCATCAGCATCTTTGCAACCGGCATTGGTTTGTCGATATGCGCCCACGTCAGCCCGAAGTCTCGGTCCAGAGGAACGGAGCCCTTACGCGTGCTGAGGATCGTCCGCACGTTCTGCAGAATCTCTCGCACCTCGTCCGACGGCGCGAAGTCGACTTGACTTGACAGCGTCACTGTGTACTGAGCCATTTATGCCGCCTCCTTCAAGGTGATGCTGACCTCTGCTGACACGCAGATGCCGAAGTTGTTGTGATACTTTCGCTCTTCACCGATTGATTCGATGACGAACTTACCGAGATAATCTGGGCCGATGAGCAAACGCTCAGCCTGTTTCTTCTCGAGCATTTTCTTGAGCTGAATTAGCGCTGCCAAAGGCGGAGTCCCAAGCATCGAGTTCAGCTGAATGTTGAAGCTGACCTCTGTGAGTCCTGGACCGATGTATTCAAGAACGGGTTTCTGGCCTATCACTTCGTGCGTCGCCCATCGAACCGAGCGTGAAACTGACAGGTCCTTGAAGGTGAATGTCACTGCACTACTGCAGAGAAAAGGCAGTTTGCCGAAAATGCCAACTGCGCTGAAACCCAAGCCCATAGGAAAGCCCTCCTTTCTTATTTCGGCTTGCTCACGTCGGCCCCGTCACCTTGTTCAGTGTGAACGTGGTTCATGAGGCTGATGCCGCCTGCCTTAACGTCACCAGAAGCGTCAACCTGCCCCTGCAGATTCATGTCCCCGGTAACGGACACTGCCGCGCCAGAACCACCGCTGACGGCAAGGCCGCCCTTCCCGGTAATGAGGCCCGTTACATTCAGCGCACCAGTAATGTCCGTTTTCGGCGTGTCAAGCGTGACGCTCGACGACGCATTGACCGTCGCCGTTGTGCAATTGATCGTCACGGCGTTCGGCACCGTGATGGAGCCGTCCTGGCGGTTGAAAACAATCTCCGTCCCCTCAATCGTCACCGTGAGCTTGTGCTCATGACGGTCGTAGCAGACGCGCGTGTCGTCATCGAAGACAACCGTGCGTCGATTCTCGGTCGACTCCGGAGGCGTTACTTCGCCCGCGTAAATTGAACCGAGAATGACGCCGTCTTCCTGCCCTTCACCAAAGAAGAGGACGATTGCATCTTCACCGACGTCCAGCATCGCAAAGTCGTGATTTTTGAGCGAGTTGCGCTGAAGAATGGGGAGGTCGTAGCTCACGAGTCCATCTTCGTCGTCGAAAACGACGCGAGCAGTACATTTCGCAGGATCGATGCTCGACACCTCACCGATCTTGATGAGGCTCGGCACCTCAGGAACTTTCCAAAGTGCGTCCATGCCGCACCTCCTCAATAGTTGTTGTTGACTCTCCGAACGGAAATCGATGTCACGTACCCGCTCGTAGAAACCGAGTGGGACGCGCTTTCCACAATGAAATTTCCGTCGAAACTTCCGAAGCCCTTCAGAATGATGACGACACCCGCCACAAGAGACGTGTCGCCGACAAGAGAAAGACTGCCGGTCATCTTCCGAAGGTTGAGCTTGCGAAGCGTTGCTTTAGCGATCCGCTTCGCTTCGGAGATCGAAGTCGCACGCTTCTTAACCTGGTATTCCTGACCGTCGTCATCGGCGTCCGGATCGACGTAGGTGTACGTCATGACGGCAGGATTTTTCTTCTCAGGAACGGCGTCGATGTCATACTCGTTCGACGTGTAGCCGCCTGCGGAGGACTTCTTCTTTTCCTTAGGGTTGCGGTATGAGATCGTGCAACTCTTGTACGTCTCAGACTGCTGCGACTCGAAGTCCCACGAAAGGATGTCCGAGACGCCCAGCGTGAGCGTTTTGACGGGCTTCTTCTTTTCATAGAATGCTTGGTCGAAAATCACAATCTGCGAGTCCGTCACCTTGATTGAAAGGCCGGCGTCTTCACATAGGCGGGAGAGAAATTTCAGGTTGCTTTCGGCCTTCTGATCCTGTCGGTCGTAGCTCGGGTTCTCCTTCGAATCGAAGAGGAGCTTGACTTTCGCAGCCGCCGCAATTTCCTGAGCGATGCCCTTGAGCGTCTTTTTCTCCCAGGCCTTCGTGATCATCTTGCGACGAATCGGAGTGTTCATCGGGATCGACACGGCCCGCATCTCGAAGACACGAGGCGATCCACTGGTGCGGAGAGAATCGACGAAGAACTTTCCGCAGAAAAGCTCGCGCCCCTTCTTCCCGTCAACCGTCCCCGATGCGATGTAGGCGCGGACGACTTCGCCGCCGTCCGGCTTCCACTTCGACGCCCACTTTCCCGTCGGGTCTTTGAGCGTGAGGCTGATTTCATCCGCCTCGTTCGTCTCTTTGTCGTCGTACGTGAAAGAGAGCAGGTCCGGCAGAATGTCCTCCGACACCGACTTGCCGGCTTCGGTGAAGAGGAGCCTCAAATAGGTCTGGATAGGTCCACTCATCGCGCACCCTCCTGACGTTTCCAAGGCGGCAGGTTCTCAGCAAACTCCATCGAGTCTGTGTCAATGTCCGGCACATTGAGCACAACGCCCGCACTGAAGAAAACCGTCTTCCGGTGCTGTAAATTCGCGCGGATCAGTTGGTCCATCAACGCCTCGGAGCCATAGACTCGCTTAGCGATGATGTCCCACGTATCCTGCGCGACGGTCGTGTACTGCTTCACAATGCAGCCTCCTTTACGCAAAAGATAGTCGCTGCTGATCCGCCAACAGACGGCGCAGGTCCTTTTCAAGCTGTCGGCGACCTTCATCAAGGCCGCGCTTCACGCCTTCGTAGGAGCCGCCTGAAACGTTGATGACAGGAGCGAAATTGACGGTGATGCCGCCGCCCATGCCGACCCCAGAGCCCAGCATTGACGAGAGCTTCGAGAGCGGAATAACAGCCTCTGGCTCTCCGCCTTCGCCGATGTTTGCAAGCGTGGAGCTCGTAGCGATGCCGCCTTCAGCAAGTTGCGGAATCTTCGGCAGGTTGACGCCGAACTTCTGCCCGCCAAACTTCGGCACCCAGTCAGGGATGTCAACGGAAATGCCATTGATCGCACCAATCGCTCCGTTGATGAGCGAAATGACAGAATTCAGCGGCGTTTTCGCTATGCCGACCAAGCTATCGAACACCCCAGAAAAGATGCTCTTGACTTTTCCCCAGGCAGAAGACCATGCGCTGACAAACTTCCCTTGCACATTCCCCACAAACTCGGAGAATTTGCCCCACAGCTCGCTGACCTTGGCCTTCACCACATCCCAGTTTTTGTAGAGAGCGACACCTGCAGCAACAAGTGCCATTACCGCCAAAATTGCCAAGCCAATCGGGTTCGTGAACATGAACTTCAGCGCTCCGCCGAGAAGCTTCACACCAATCGTCAGAGCCTTTAGCGCACCATTCATGATGACGCAAGCTGCACGCCAAGCGCCCATTGCCAATACCTGAGCCTTCGAGGCCGCTGTCGCGAGCACCGTGCTGTTTCGCATCAAGGTGATGGCCTTCTGGATGTTCAGGAAGCCCTTGTACATTGAGATGACGGGGCTCGCCAAAAGCGCGAAGACAAGGCGTAACGCATGAAAGGCAGCCACAGAGCCGAGGATCGCGCCACCGACCTTCATGGCCGTCAGAATTAGCGACTGATTTTCACTCACCCACTTGATGACGCCCTCGCTATTTTTCACGAAGGCTTCCGCCGACTTTCGAACAGCTGGAAGAAGAGCCGTCCCGATCCCGCCGGCGACTAGCTTGACCGCGTTACCTGCAATCTGCAGGGAATTCGAGGTCGTGTCAGCCCTGGACTGGAATTCCTTCAGCATCGAACCGGCATACTGAGCCGGATCGGAAATCATCGCAAAGTTTCCTGCAAGCAGGTCGCCCTGCTTGGCAAGCGTTGCCACCGCAGACTTCACGCCCGCTTCGTTACCGAATAGAGCGCCAATGATCGAGGACTTCTGGTCTTCTCGCAAGCCGTTGATGCGCTTGAAAACGTCCTGAATCGCCTTTTGAGCGTTTTCAGAGTTCGACGTCATCATGTGCGCCATCTTGCCTGCGTCGATGCCGAGCTCTTCCATGGCTTTCTTCTGTCCCTTCGTGGCGCCTTCACCGGACGACAAAGCGTTGATGAATGACATCATCGAGGTCGAAGCGACTTCTGACGACACAGACGCGGATCGGAAAGACCCGGCCAATGCAGCAATTTGCTTCTCGTTCATCGCGGTCAAGCCCTTCAGAGCACCACCGGATCGAGCAAGCACCTCGACGACGTCCTTCGCGGAAGCCGACGTGGTATTGCCGATCTGGTTGACGATGTCGAACATCGCCTTGCTCTGCTCGATGTTGATGCCCATCTTCGACTGAATGTCTGCGTATGCAGCACCGACCTCATCACCAGTCATGTCGAAAGCAATCGCCATCTGGTTCTGAATTTCGACGAGTTTCAAGGCTTCGTCAGCCGTCTTTGCGATGCCGGATTGGAAGGCGTTCGCGGCCATTGCCGTCATGTCTTCAGTGCTCTTCGCGTACTGTAGCGAGAGCTTCTGGATGCCAGAAAAGACTTGCTTGTAGTCGTCAGAGAACTTACGAAGCTCGGCCTGTTGGTCTTCGAAGCTCATCGCCTGCTTGACAGGAGCGCCGGCGGTTGCGGCAACCGTAGCGCCAATGCCCATAAGAGCGCCCGCGCTTGAAGACCGCATTTCGCTCATCTTCCCTTGGGCATCATTGGCCTTTCCGAGGCGCTCGTTGATCTTCGCGAGCCTTTCCTGCGCCGCACGCGCCTTGTCTGCGGCGGCAGCGAGAGCGTTCTGACGCTGAACGAGCGTTTGCATCTTCGTGCCGGTCGTACCCATCTGAGAGTCCATTTCTCGAAGAGACGAACGGTTTCGGTCTAGCGTGGCCCGTGCCCTTTCCAAGGCGTTTTTTGCTTCGTTTGTTTGCACAGCGAAGCTCTTACTCTCACGAGAGGCTACTTTGAGTTCTGCTTCAAGCGCCTTCGCCTTCTCCGAAGCGCGCGCAAATTTCTCAGCAAGTTCGCCGTGTTGGCACGCCACACTTGGAAATTTGGTTTGCATAAACAGTCACGCTACGCTTTGCCGACGAATATTGCCGTGAAAGTTTCTCGGTTCTGGCATCCAGTCGATCAGACTGAGCCTGCATTCCTTTGAACTTTTTGGTCGCATCGATAACGCTTCTTGCATTTGCGCTGACCTCTTCGCGTAGCTTGACGAGCGCCCCCGTTTTTGCGGCCTGTGCGTTAAGAGCACCAAGCGACCTGTCCATTTTCGTGACCGTGTCGCCCGCTTTCTTAAAAGTATTCGAAAAGTCTCCGGAGAGCTTCCCCGCGATCTTGAAGGCGATGTCATAAACCTTCGACATGAGGTCACCTCCTTTCAAAAACAAAGCCCGCCGAAGCGAGCTTTTCGTACAAAAGAAAAAAGCCCGCCAAAAGCGAGCTCCATCTTTTCAAATTTGGGATGCGTTAGAAAATCAGGATGTACAGGCCGAAAAGAATCACGACCCATAGCAACACACCCAAAACCGTCATAACGCCTTCAACAGCGCCGTTCAGTAAACGCATAAACATCCAATCCCCTCCTTCAGTACTCACAGCATACCGTTGAAAGGGACAGAAGTCCCAGAATAAGCAACTCACTTTCGTTTATTTGCCTTCGCTTCGGCTTCTAGCTGCTTTGTTATCGTTCTGTTCCATGATGCGAGCTCAATCAATGGCTCTTGCATCCACTCAAGCGCACCGCCTTTCATGACGCGTGCGATGGATACCGCCGCCGACTTGACCTCGTCGTCAGGATCAGACCGTTCTGCAAAGCCGATCACCCCAACAAAAAATTGCTGACCTCCTGCCCGATTGCGCAGTAGTCCTTGGCGGGAAGGTTTTCCATGAACTCAATCGGAAGCTTCGCGGCCTTCGCAGCAAGGTACACGCAGAAGTCAGTGTCCACGGCAACCAACGGAGAAATATTCCCCGCACGCGCCCATTCGCGCTTCACCGCAGACACATCCTTGCCAGTAAGGACATCAAGGTTCAGTTCGATCTCCGTGTACTTCTGGCCTTCAAACTCATACTCCTTAGAGAGGATGTACTTCATGTTTTTCACTCCTTTGTTTTGGGATTGCCGGGGCACGGCTCATTCCGCCCCCGGCGTTGTGCTTTACGCCAAGCCCAGGTCCTTTCGAACACTTGCGAGCTTGTCTTCGCCGTCGAACTTGGCGATGAAGTTGTACTTGTCGATTTCGATGAGTTCCTTGCCATTCACAAGGACCTTCATGTAAATGACCTCAAACTCGGTTTCGCTGTCCGTCGTGGAACCGACCTCAAACGATCCGAGGGAAATGCTCTTCGGCGTCGCACGCAGAGAAACACGCACAGGAACGGAAGAATATTCGCCGAGCGCTGCGTCGTAGACCTGCTGCGATCCGCGCAAATCAAGCGCATGCGCCTTTTGGTTTGCGAGCTTTGCAAGCTCCGGCGTGATGGTGCGCCAGGTGAAGGTCGCAGTCATCGAGCCGAAGTGGCCGAGAATCGGGCTTTCAACTTCGCCAGCAATGCCGGCTCCACTGACCGTGTCACTCATCGCTTCGATGGACGGGAGGTCCACATTCGCGACGCCGAGCAAGTCGTTTCCGTCGTTGTAAACGCGGAAGTTAATCAGGCGCTCGGGCACCTTGTTTCCAGTTGCCATAATTCAAGCCTCCTTTTATTCAAACAGCGTCGAGAGATAGCTCGCGTCGTATTCAAGGATGAAATCGATCTCGCGATTCGGAGACGGCGGCGTCACGTACACATGGAAGCGTGCGATGCCGTCCATCAGGTCCGTCGTCGGGTTTTCGCTCTCAAGGAACTCCACGCGACCGCCTAGGATGTACTGGCGAGCCGCAAGCCCGTTGAGCCAAATGTTCGCGCTGTCAACAATCGTGTCAACTTGACGACGATTCAGGGGCGCATCAACGCGCTGCCAGAAGGTCTGCACAAGCGTGTTGCCGACCCAGTTGAACATGCGTCGAACCGGAATGAAGGAATCCTTCACGTCCGTGTTGCCCGGGTAGCAGGCCATACGGTTGCCCCAACACACCCAGCCGCCGATGAAGTTGAGCGCCGTCACGACGCCCTGGCCGTTAAGATAAGCGCCGTTTTCAGGCCCCAGCCAAACCTCCTTGCCGCTCGAAAGGACTGTGGAAGTCATCTGGAAGTTATTGTTGGACGGGCTGACATACGGCGTGCTGTCGTTGTCACCGTCCACCTTGCCGATAAGGCCCATGAGCTGAGTACTCATGTGGTACGCCGTGCCAGAAAGGGCAAGCATCGGCCAACATGCGACTTGCGCCTCATCGACGACGTTATTGTTGTTCTTCCATTCAGCGACCTTCGAGTAGGAATCGACGGTGTCGGTCGGCACGTCGATAAGAGCAATCGCACGGAAGTGCTCGTTGATATTGACAGCCTTGGCAGCCATCACAGCTGCCACTTCAGGATCGCTCGAATACTTCGGAGCAACGATCTGACCAGGGACAAGGCGGAAGCGCGGGAAGCACTCGCCAACGAGTTCAAGGCCGCTCTTGGCGCCGTCGACGGAAACGCCGCCGATGATTTCCGACTTCGTAACAACAGACGGATCGAGCTTCTCGGCCGCCAAAGTCAGCGACGCGCCAACCGGCACCTTGAAGTTGTCCTCGTCCTTCTTCGAAGTGATGACCAGATGCCCCGCATCATTAAAGGTCGCGACGAAATCCGTACCTTCCTGATAGGTCGTCACGTCCTGAGAAAGCTTTAGAGTCGACAGGATGATGCCGGTCTCAGCAATCGTTGCAGATCCGGTCTTCGAGTCAAGCGTCACCGTCTTTGCCGTCGCCGTCTTCTTGTGCTTCGTAGGATCAAGCACGTTGACAACGATGATCGGTGCGACGCCAAAGAGAGCGAACTGCGAATAAATCGCCTCACTCAACGTGAAATCGTACTTTTTCAGACCGCTTGCGCCGTCCTCTACCGGCGGCACGTAGCCGAAGGCAGCGACAGCCTCGTCATACGAGTAGCAGAGAACGGGCTTATTGACGTTGGTCGGATCGGTCATATTGACCGGAGCAGTCCCGACAATGAAAGGAATGGCCGCCTCAACCTGCACCGGCGGCAGGATAGAAGTCGGCACTTCGGAGATTTTTACCCCGTGGTTGTATGCCATGTTATGACCTCCTTAGAGTTCATTTTTGAGTTGACGCACATAGGCGTGCAGGATGTCGCCCTTCACACCGATGCGCTTTCGCGCTGTCGCCAGTTCAGACACCGGGACAAAGAGACCGCGCAGGGCCTCACTCTTTTCGCGCATCGATACGACGTGCGGAGGAAACTCCCCTGCACGGAAAACCGCATTGCGCATCAGTGCACCACCGCCAAGAGTCGGGCCGATATAAACGACAGCCTTTCTCTCGGTGGTTTGCGCCTTTTTAGTTGTGGGTTTCTTCATAGTCATCAGAAGTCCTCCTCCTTATCAATTGGCTGCGGCGTGCGGATGTCCCACGTCGTCTGCATGTCGAGTTGCCAGTACGGGTAGGGCTGTTCCGCATAGGTGCTCCACTTGATCGGGTGTTGCAACCGGTATCGATTGGCTAGAACCATCCCAGGCAAGGAGCACAACGCCGTGCGAATGCGGGCCATGACGTTCAGGCAATACTCGTGCCCGTCGTATTCTTCCGAATAGGTCCCGACGATGATCGAAACCCGCACCTCGGTTGAGTCTTGCTCTGTCGCACCTTCGTCGGCTCGAACAAGAACAAAAGGAAAGTCATCCTTCGAGCCCTGTCTTTTCGGTGGCAGATACCCATTCACAATCTGCGGAGCACGAAGCTCGCCCTCTGCAAAACCGCGCTCTGGCTTCGTTGGAAGCGCGAAGTTCTTCACAGCCGCCGCAACCAGTTCACGGATCGCGCGCGTCAATTCGTTTTCGACCATTCGGTCACCTCCTACACTTTCAAAATGCGGTTGACTTCGTGGTCAAGGCGCTTGACGATCATTTCCTCGGTTCTCTCTTCGATTGCCTCCACAACCTCCGGATTGCCGATGATCGACGGGATTGAAGGGCCGAGCTTCTTCTCAATCGGAAGACGCTTTTTCCCTACGCGCTGCATGATCTTTCCCTGCCAAACAAAGGCCTGCCCCAAGGGCTTCATGCCGCCTTCGCGCTTTACAGACACGCGGACGCGCTTCCGGTTTGCACCAGTGCTGTCCGTTTTCGGCGAATGTTTGTAGGCCGCAAGACCGAGCATTGGACCTCGGCTCACAATCTCCGCTTCTAGCTTTGCGCGCGTCGCCTTGCTCGTTGTGAGCGTCTGGCGAACATCTCCGGCCTTCACGGTGTAGCGAGCCCTAACCTCTTTCACGGCCTGCGTCTTCCCTGCCTGCGCCGCACGATTGATTGAGCGCATCATTGCAGTCTCAACGCCGCCCGGCACTTCGCTGAGGAGCTTTTTCGCTCGCTCGATCGCCTGGTCGGAAGTCACCTTGATGGATGAAGTGCTCATTGCTCATTCGCCTCCGTCACAATGACGAGCACGCCGCCCTCATTGCTGACAGACTTGACAAGATGAAGCGCGCCGTCGATGTTGAGAAGCTCGCCCTCGACCGGCGTTTCAATCACGCCGACTTCGACGTATATCGTCAGTTGGTTGACAAAAACGCCAAGGTATGAATCGTCGCCGTTCGCCTGCGTGATGATCTTGTCGAGAATGCACGGCACAACCTCATGGCCGATTTCGTGCTCCTCGGCAAACTCGTCGAGGTTGATGAAGACGTTCTGCACGTCAGCAGCAACGAAATCCTTGAAGGCACTCATCCCGCCACCTTCTTCGTCGTGCGACGCTTGACAGGTTGCTTGACTTCAACTTCTGGCTCATCTTCTGCTTCGGGAATCGGAGCAAAAGCAGCTTCCGGCGTCGGCAATGGAGCTTCTTCGACAGGGTCGTCCTCGACCTCATTCACGCCGACAAGCGCCAGATTTTCCTTGAGAAGCTGAAGGCCGACCGTATCGTCAACCTCGATCTCCTCACCTGCCGTGTAGCGTTTGCCGGAAATGAGAAGGTTTTCTAAAAGAACAACTTTCATTTCTGTCCCTCCTACGAAAAAGGGCAGGTCGTATTGCCTGCCCTAATTCGGTTTTTGTCGCTCTTAAGCGAGAGCTTCGATGACGTGGAAGCCGTGAATCTGCTGAATGATCGGCAGCGGACGGCTCTTGATCTGCACAATACGACCAGACGGGTTGGCGCGCTGAACCCAAGAATCAGGGACACGAGCGCCTTCGTAGAACTTGACCGCATCATCACCGGTCAAGGAAACCAGGCCGTAAGCAAGCATCGTCTTCGCGTTCGGGCTTGCGAGCATGCAGAGTTTTTCGGGAACCATCGGCTGTTCCTTGCCGGCGTCATCCGTGTACCACTCGTCATAAGAGTAGATATCAAGACCAGAGTCCTTGAGATAGCCCCAGTACGTCACGCCATTCGGCAAGTGCTGCGGATCAATCGCGCCCATGTCGACGCGACGCGTATCGAGCTGATTGGCAGTCGTGAGCTTATCGAGGATCGTATCAAGCACCTTCGAGCCGCAGATCAGCTCGTGCGGCGTAAAGCCGCCGGACTGAATCATCGTGCGACGAAGCGTACGAAGATCGCCCATGATCTGGGTGGCGTCAGCAGCGTCCCACTTCGTGCCCAAAGTAGTCTTCGGCTGCTCCTTCGTCTCCAGGTGAGCCCAGTAGTTCAGAACTTCATCGTAGCCTTCGCCCTTGACCGTCACCTTGCCCTGGAAAAGAGCCTCGGCGCACATGACCTCTTCACGACGCGTGATGATGTCGTCGAGGTCGGACAAGTCCTTGCCGAGGATTTCGGCAGCACGCTGCGTCGGGCTCTTTGCGGAGTAGATCGTTTCGCCAGGCAGGCGCTTCAGCATGTCTTCTGCCGTCGTCACGCGCATCGGAGAAACTTCCGGCGCTTCGTAACTTTCCGTGCGGAAGCCTTCGCGCGTCAGCACGACACCGCCAACCTTCGGGTTGACGAAGGGCGCAATCTTGCGACCGCCGCGACCGATGATGTCGAAGTCGATCTTCTGGGTGTGGAAGGTCGGGCGATTCGTAAAGTAGCGATCGCGCAACCAGGTGGAATTGCTCTTTTGGCCTTCTTCGACCATCGCGAGCATCGTGCGAGTAGTAAACATATCAATTGCCATTGTTGTAGTCCCTCCTGAGATTTAGATGCTCGGCTTGAAGAAGATGCTGACCTGACGAGCAGACGGCTTGAAGTCCGCAACGGCAGCGCTGTTCTCAGCGTTAAAAGAAAGAGCATCTTCGTTGAATTCGCCGGTGAGATACACGGCAGCGACCTTGTCGCCGGAAGCCGTATCCACGTCCTCGGCAAGGACTGCATACACTGCAGAAATCGTCGTCTTCCCAGAGTCAACCTTGCAGAGCGTGCCGTCCTTATCAAGCAGAGCGCCGCGCTTGAGCACGCCCTGGCTAGTCTTGACCATCATGCTGTCAGCAACAACCGGCATGATCTGCGACGCAGCGAAAAGATTGTCGACAGTCGTCGTATGAGTTTCTTGCATTGCCATTTCTTCTTCCTCCTTTACTTGCGAGCGAAGGCGCGCGCACCTGCTTCAATGGCCGCCTTCATTTCGGCGTCCAGCTTTGCCTTCGCTTCTGCCTTCGGATCAAGGCCTTCATTGCCTTCCGATTCGATACCCTCAAGAGCCTTCGCGTCGCTCTTGCGATCCTTGAGCATCTGTGCGCCGCGAGCCTTGTCGGCCTTCAGGATCTGAACTGCAAGCGCTTCTGCGGTCGTCTTGCCGTCAAACTTCGCTGCGTTCACAAGGTCTTCATGACCTGCGACAGCGATGTCTTCGATCGCCTGGATGCGTGCGCGTTCATTCGTAGCGCCTTCGGCAATAGCTTCTTCGCGGATCGCCTGCACCAAGTCAGGATGTTCCGCTTTCAACGTTTCCAGATTCATCTTGTGAACCTCCTTTTGAACTGCGGATGCCTTGGGCTGTTCCGCGTGAATGAAGCCCTTCGGCGCATTCGCAAAGAAACGCGAATCTACCTTCAGGCCGTTTAACATGACGAAACCGCCAGAAGCCGTGTTCTTGACCTCCGTCGTTTCATCAATCTCATCAGCCAGACCGAACTCCACAGCCTCTTCTGCTGTGAAATAGGACTCGGCGTTGACCTTTTCCTTGATCTCGGCAACCGTGCGACCGGTCTTTTCGACATAGATGTCAATGAGGTTGTCCTCAAGCTTCTCCATGTCGTCCGCCGCCTTTCTCATGTCGTCCGTGTTCCCCCAGACGCCAGAGCTGACCTTGTGGATCATCATCATTGAGCCCCTCGGCATGACGACTTTCGCGCCAGGCACGCTCGTGATGATCGTCGCAGCACTCATGGCAGCGCCGTCAATTCGGAAGGTAATCTGTCCCTTATGCGCCTTTAGAAGCGAATAAATGGACAAGCCCGTATAGACGGCCCCGCCGAACGAATTGATCGAAATATCAAGAGGGCTATCGGACGGGATTTTTCGGAAGTCCGCGAGGAATTCAGCCTCGTTGAAGCCCTTCCCCCACGGATCGTCCTTCGACCCGCCGACATAGCCGAAAAGATCGAGCTGCGCCCGTTTCCCCTCGGCCTTGACGTTCCAAAACTTATTCTTCATCTGTTTCCTCCTTCTCCGGTTCCGTCATCGGTTGAGCCGGAGCTGTCGCACTCAGACCGTCTTCCCTGCGCATTGCCTCCTCGCGCTTTCGCACCGCGTGAACCTGGTCATACTTCATGCCGGTGAGCTCAGCCGCCTCGCGTTCTCGAGTGCTGAAGCCTTCATCGACACGGACCTTCGCCGCGTTGGCTTCCTTCAGCGGATCAAGCTGTCCCTGCGCATCGCCGAACCATTCGGCCCCGCACCAAGCTGCACGGATTGCCGGATCATCGAAGAAGCCGGGTGCTTGCACACGACCTTTCAGAACAGCCTCGGTCAGCCACTCCTCGTAGATCGGCTGACAGAAGTTCCCCACGAGCCATTCGCGGCGCATGCGGAACATCTTCCAAGCCTCCAAAAGCGAAGCCCTCGACGCGCTGTAGGACGCTGTGAAGTTCTTCACGAGAAGCTCGTAAGGGATCTCCAGCGCCGCACCGATCTGGCGACAAATAGCGATCACGAAAGGATCGAAGTTCGGATTCGGTCGACTCGGGTCCGCGATCTGGACCTCTTCACCTTCGTCAAGGGCGACGATCGACCCGTTACCCATTTCATAGGCGTTCGGGTCCTTGTCGACTTGCATCGCGGGATTGAAAGCCTGTCCGAGTGGAGAATCGGGAGTGTTGCTCTTGACGAAGACCGTGAACATTCCGGACACGACCGCCGCCATCAGCTCGGCTTCCGAATACCTTGAAAGTTGCTTCAAGGCCTCGATGACCGGAGCAAGCATCGGCACGCCTCGGCGCTGCGCAGGACGTTCAACGTCTGCCATGATGTGCAAAACGTTTCTACGCCCCGTCGTTGTGCCGAAAGCCAGCACGCGCTTCCATTCCTGTTGCAGGTCCTGACCAATGCGAGGGATCGCGCCCGGATGATGTTTCGCCACCCAGTAGGCAACGGTCTCGCCGTATGTCCCGACCTCGATGCCGCCGAGGACATTAGCTGTCGTCGGAGGGTTCAGCGGATCGCACACGCGGTCGGCTTCGATGAGGCCGATTCGCAAGTCGTAGGCGCAGCCCTTGCGCGGGATGATCGGCATCGTCACAAAGACGTCGCCACTCATCAACGCAGAAAGGAGCACCAAAGACTGAAGCTGAAAGAACGTCTGCCGTCTTTCCGCATCGCAGTTCACGCTTTCAGACCACAGCCGCCATTCACGTTCGGTGTTTTCTTCCCACTCTTTCGCCTGCTCCTCGGTAAGGCCTAGGAACTTCGCATCGATCTGGGCATTCAGCGCAAGCCCGGACCCAACGACGTTCGTTCGAACGGTCTTGAGCGCGCCAGTTGCAAGAGGCGAACCCATATAGAGGTCGCGCGAGCGATTGCGAAGCGTCTCCAAGTTGTCAACGATGTCCGCGTCCGCGTCGCTCCCGCCGGATAGCCATCCCATAAGGGACTTCTTGGCGTATGAGCCACCGTGCCGCGAATATCCGCTGTTGAGAATTTCGAGCTTTCGGCGGGCTTCATAACGCTTCAACGCGCGCTCAGGACTGATCGCCCTGATTGCTTTGTCAAGCAGATTCATTTGCAAGCCTCCTTACAGGTCGCGAGGGACGGCACGCATCACACGCGCCCCTTTACGACCGTTTTCGAGCTTGTCAATCTCGTTTCGCCAGTATTTGATGCGAGCCGCAATGTCCGAAAGCGAGGCTCTCGTCAGACTGCGGGTGCCGATCTTGTACGACTGGCCAGAGGCGACCGCGCGTTCGGCATCGAGCCACATCTTCAGATTCGCGCGGGCCTCGTCTATGGTGATCCAAGACATTTCGATGCCTCCTTTGTTTGTGATTACTTGCAGTCGTTGAACGTCACGCCGTCTTCACGAACCGCGTCCTCTCCCGTCAAGTCCTGCCAACGCTTGATGATTACGTCGCAGTAACGAGGATCGAGCTCCATCGCCCGAGCCTTACGACCTGTGTTCTCGCAAGCAATGACGGTCGTGCCAGAGCCGGCAAAGCTGTCGAGAACGACGTCGCCCTTCTTTGTGGAATTGCCGATCTGATACTCAAACAAATCAACCGGCTTCATCGTCGGGTGATCCCCGTTCCTCAACGGCTTATCGAAGTCGAGAACCGTCGTTTGTTTACGGTCCGAGTACCAGGCATGCCCCGCGCCTTCCTTCCAGCCGTACAAGCACGGCTCATGCTTCCACTGGTAGTCAGAACGACCAAGAACAAGAGAGTTTTTGTTCCACACAAGGCACTGGCGCACCTTCCACGCGTTGTCTCGGCACGCGCCTCGGAAGTTGTAGCCTTCAGCGTCCGCGTGCCAGATGTAGAAAGACGCTCCTGGCTTCATGGCAAAATCAGCAGTAGAGAAGGCATCAATCAAGAACTTTCGGAAGTTCTCGTCCGACATGTTGTCGTTCTGAATCGTCAGCTTGTCTTTCGTCGCGCCTTCGTAGGCCACGTTGTAAGGCGGGTCGGTCAAATACAGATCGACGCTGCCTTCTTCGCACAAGCGAACAAGATCATCGATGCGTGTTGAATCTCCGCACAACAGCTGATGGTCCCCAAGGAGCCAAAGTTCGCCAGGCTTGACAACCGGGTCTTCTGACGGTTCCGCGATTTCCTCAGCGTCTTTCCCGTGCTCCTCGTCATCAATCGAGCCGGTCCCATCAAGCAGAAGGTCGAGCTCTTCGTCAGAGAAGCCCATGACATCGAGGTTGAAGTCAAGTTCCTGAAGTTCACCGAGCTCGATGCGGAGAAGCTCCTCATCCCATCCGGCGTTCAGTGCCAACTGATTGTCGGCAATGCGCAGCGCTTTCTTCTGCGCAGCTGTGAGCCCCTTCAGGCGAATCGCCGGCACTTCCTTCATGCCGATCGACTTCGCGGCCATTGTTCGACCGTGGCCTGCAATGAGCTCGTTGTTTTCGTCGATCAAAACGGGATTTGTGAACCCAAACTCTTTGATCGATTCTGCGACTTGCTGTACCTGCTCGTCGCTGTGCGTTCGAGCATTTCGCTCGTACGCCTTCAGATTGTCAACGCTAACGTATTCGATCTGCGTTTTCTCTTGTCGCACTAGACTTGCAACTCCTTACACGGTTATTCCCTTCGACAGCGTCCCTCGCGGCTTGCGGGGAGCGGTCTGCTGTCTGAGTGCCCCGCCGTTCTGGTAGAAGTCGGCAAGGAACTCGAAGTTCGGGTTCAGCAATTCGAGTGCGGCAGTCGCGTAGACCGCGCAGTCAAGGGCCTCGTTGCGTTCGCGGATTTTCTTCCACGCCATTTTCACGACGCCTTTTTCAAAGTGTTTTTCAAGCACCTCAGCGGTCAACTGCTTGAAGAAGTTTTCAGAAAAGCCCCTGTCCTCCTGCGCCGCATAGTGCGCGAAGTTCGGACCAGGTTCCTGCACGGAAAGCCTGTTCATGACGAGCGACTTTCCGCTGTCAACACCGAGCGTGAAGAGCGTTGCCTTCATCGCGTTGCTCTTCGTCGGCGTGTTGATGAACGGGACACCGATGCCGCCTCGCCCCTTGATCGCGAAAACGCGCATTCGTTCTCGGGCTTTCGTGTACTGGTAGACGTTCGTTGTGTAGGTCCCGTCACCAGAGTCAACGCAGGCGCAAGCGACCGAAACATGGACGCCGTTTTGCATCGAATACTGCCGCTGCAGGATTGCATCAAGCTGCTGCCATGTTCGCGGATCGTCCGGGCGGCCATAAAGCACTCGATGTTCAATGCCCCAACACTCCCGCCCGACGCCCCATCCATAGACCGTGCATTCGAGACGGTCGTGCTGAACGTCGATGCCAGCGGTCAGTAGCAAGACGCCTTCCGGGAGGACGCCGTTTGGCGGATAGCTTTCGCGCCGGTTGAACAGTTGCTCCCAGTTGTCGGCGTCAGGGTTGATTTCCTCCCAGGCCTCGCCGAGCTTCAAATTCACGAACTCCATGAGGCCGTGTTTGTCGCGGTTGTGGTTCACCGAAACGAACTCCTCCACCAGATCGTGCAAATTGACCCAAGGCGAATAGAGCGCGTTGACGTGATAGCCCTTGATCTTGCTTCCGGGGTTCGTTGCAATCCAACGACCGCTCTGCAGTAGCTTCGGGTCGGGCTTGTAAGCGCCTCTCGTGATGCAACCGCACTCTGGACAATGCATGCTTGCTGTCATCGGCAGCGCATTCCCTTCGTCGTCTTTCTGCCAGGTCACGTTTGCCCATTGCAGAATGTGTTCCTCACCGCAATGCGGGCACTTGACAAAGAAGCGACGTTGATCACTTCGTTCGTACCAGTCGTCAATCTTCGACGCGCCTTTGATGGTCGGCGTGCTGACAAGAATGATCTTTCGGTTTCCGAAGTTCTGAGTTCGCTGAATGGCAAGCTTCAGAGGGTCCCCTTCTTTCGTCACGCCGTAGCGGTCCACTTCGTCACAAAGCAGGACGCGAATCGGACGGGACGCAAGCCCCGCCGGCGAGTTCGCACCGACAAGGGCAAGGTAGCCACCGGGGAAGTGCTTCATGCGAATTGTCGTGCTTGACTTTTTCGCGGAACCGCGACCGTCCTTTCCTTCTTCGAGCTTGCCTTGCAAGCCTGGAGAGTTCTGGAACATGGGCTCGATGCGCTCCTTCGAGAACGCCTCGGCCATTTCAACGGTCGGCTGTAGCATAAGCTGAGGCGCGGGCTCCTGATCGGCGTAGTAGCCCATGATGTTCAGGAGCATCTCCGACTTGCCGAGCTGAGACGAGCAACACATGACGACGATTTCCGTGCGTCGATCCGTTGCTGAATCCATCGGCTCCTGTAGGTAGGGAGTTCGACTTGTGCGCCAAGAGCCGGCTTCTGGAGAAGTACCAGACGCAACAACGCGGAACTTGTCGGCCCACTGGCTCCCAGTCAAACGAGAGATCGGGCGACAGGCTTGCGCCCACGCCTTGGCCCAAATGCCCATGTCATCACTCCTTTGCGAAGCGCGAGTCGTTGATTGTTTTCAGAAGGTCGCGGAAGATGTCTTCAAGGACTTCTTCAGCTTCGCGCTGCGTCCGATTTTCAAGCAGCGCGGAATAACGTGTCGGCGCGGAGATCGCGAAGTTTCGGAGCATTGCTGCCGCCTCTCTCGCGTCCGCCTCAACATCGGCAACCGCTACGTACTCGCCCTTGAGCTTCTTGTATTCGAGGTCCTTGATTTTTGCGGTTGCGACCTCTTTGGCGACGCGCGCCTTGTTGAACGCCTCATTGAGATTCATCGCAGAAGCGATCTGCTTGTCGTCATCGTCGTCGCCCATGAACACGTCCGCAGTCTTTCTCGACGTGCGGCGGCTCGCCTTTTTTTGTTCTTCAGACTTGACCAGAGCCTTGAAGGCTTTAATACCTTCTTTCAACGGAATCTTTCCGTCGACGAGAGGCAGCTCGCCAGTCTTGCACTTCCCGCTTACGTATGCGGCACTACGTCCGACCTGGCGCGCAAACTCTCGCATGCTGACGCCATCGTTCGCCATGCCAACACCTCATTTTGTTTGGTACTTCCATCTTCACGCGTTCGCGCTTTCGCTTCAATACCGGCAGGCACCGGCAAGCGTAAACCGTTCACGAAAAGCGTAAAGTGAAATGTTCATGAACACCCTTTTGAAAATTGCATCTAGACCGTTTTCGGGGCTCGTCCGACCCGCAGGCCTCAAAAAGCCCCGGGAGGACCCAAGACCGACGGGCACAAAAAAAGCGGCAACCGAAGTCACCGCTCTTCCCATGCCTCAACGCTCTGCTCGCTCCAAGAAAGCCTTCGCCGCGCTAGAGAACAACTTGTATCTCACAGGAGTTCCTCGTCGTCTACGTACCAGCCAAGGCTTCTGAGCTGTCTTGTATGCAGACACCCCTGGAGGCAGTTCCCATTCAAACGTTTCCTCATTGAATGTCGCACCTCGCTCTGCCAACTCATCATCCGAACACAGAACTTGATCGCTATACATCAGCGTGAATTCTGGGGTCTTTTTCTTACCCTCGAACAATTCCACGCAGCCCTCTGACTCTCGGACCTCATAGCCCATGCCAATGAGGATGTCCTTCGTCTTATCGACCAGATCTTTGAGCGATTCATACTCACCCCACGACGGCGGCGGCACTGGTATGGGCTCGCTCTGTTCGGTAGGGAGAACGATCTTGTCCATGCAAAAGCTTTTTCTAATTCGCTTTCCCTGTGGATTGACATCCATTGCCCACAACCTTGCTCCATCGTCGTAAATATTCAACGGAACAATCTCACGAACAGCGCCTGGATGACTTCCCCCGAGATAAACGACTCGAAGGATTTCTCCCGTCCCGATGCTGCCTTCGATCCATTTCCGAATTCCGTCATCCATGATGCGTCTCCATAAGAAATAGAGAAATGTTCGCATAGATGACGGCGCATCTGTTCAGTGAAAACCCTACGAAAGCCCAAGGGACGCCCTGGTCAAACAGGGCGCCCCTCAGACATCCCCTAGAGCAAACTGCCCTAAGGTAGCGAATGGAAACCGCGCGGGTTGCGCATCGTTGAGAGGCGTGCGCGGTGTTGTTTTCAAAACAAAAAAGCGGCATCACCGTGGAGGAGATACCGCTTTCCAGAATTGCTGATGTTTTTCCTAGGCATGGCAAAGCGAGCCTAAAAGACTCGCCCTCCAGCTCGGACACACCGGCATAATTTGATTAGTGAAGTCTATCACGGGACAGCACGTTGTGCAACATGCGCATTGCCAACATGAGATGCTGTTCGTACTTGCGTGGTCGGATGCCTACCACACGACAGGTTATCCAGAGCGGCCGGCTCGGATTCCCATAGGCCTCCTGCAACAACCGCTTCTCTTTTGAATCGAGCATCGCGCTCCATGCCGCCTCGATCTCCACAGCGTCATTGATGTCGATAATGCGAGGACGTTCCTTTGTGCCTTCCTCTGGCACGTAGCCGGCCTCTCGCATCACGCCGAGCATTGAACTCTTTCCACGAGGCTTTCCCTCACGCGCCCATGAACTCCAGTTCTCAAGGCGCGCTTCAAGAATTCGGCGCTCCGCTTCATCCATTCGCATGCTCCCTTTCCCATTCGTCTCGGCATTCGGCACAACACCAACGTCGAACATTTCGAACTCCCTCGACCGTTGCAGGCACTCTCTCGATCACTTCCCCGCAGTTCAAGCACAAGCTCACCACGATCGGTCTCGGTCCCTCTGGCTTTCTCTCCTCAATTGCCGCTCGCATGATCCACTCATCGCTTCTAGCGGCTCGGTCTGCATCATCCATGCTTCACCTCGTCAATAAAAACTTTTACACCCGGCTCGGGTCCGTATGCCTTTCTGGTCCGGCTGTCGATCACCTGCGAGTCGTCCTCAAAAACGATCCCGTTCATGCCGTCAAGAATCGCCTTCTGCACGTTGTCAAGGTCCGGCTTTGAGACGTGATGCTCGACACCTTGCAGAGCCGCTGTGCGGCGTTTCTTAGACCATGACGAGGGCACTGGGAAGGTGGCGAGGATGTCCACCCGGACTGCGTTCGGCTTTTCGATCTTTCTCTTGCCGATCATTGCTTCCTTTGCCCTGGCCGTCACGAGCGCTTCATACTTGCGCGTCGTGTCTGGCGTGTACGTGTGGCCGCTGCGAGTAAAGCGCGGCCTCCCTTTCCCCTTTGGGAGTCCTTCAATTTTGAAATTCATTGCTGTCATTCCTTTTTGTTCATGTTTCGCAGAGCTGACGGGCGGCCATCTCCTTGAGTTCCTCGACTTCGGTGTCGTCCACGGGCGCCTCAGCCACCCAGAAGCCGGAGTCGGTCTCGATCCCGACGAACATCTCGCCGTTTGGTCGAAAGAGTGGGCTGGAGAAACCTTCTCCAGTTCTTTGGCAGAGATAGACCGTCACGGGTTCCCCGGAGGCCGTCTCAAGTTGCCAGCTCACTTTGATTTCTTTGATGTGAATTCCTTTTGTTTCTGCCCATCGAAGTAGCCCTGCACGAAGGCTGCTCTCTTTTTGGGATTCATTCGAGCCGTGAGGCTCTGGTATTTCGCCATCGACTCACCACGCAATGCGGCAGATCGTCCGAGGCGATATTCGTCACTTTCTTTCATGACTCCTCCTTTGTTAAAAATCGATGTCGTTCTTCCGCATACTCGGCCACGAGAACCGGATGAACTTGCATGTTTCTTTGAGACGGTCGTACTCCTGCTCTCCTATCGCGGTCTTCAGCAGCGCCGGATCGGCGTTGGTGATCCAGATGGTCGGAAGCTGAGTGTCGTAGCGGGCGTACAAGACCTCTGAGAGGACTTCCTTTGTGATCGGCTTCGCGTCTTCCTTTGCGACCTCATCGACGACAAGCAGCGGACAGGTTTTGTAGGCTCGCTTGACGTCTGCGGTCGTCTTACCCGTCTCTCGGCAGCCCCAGGAATCGGCAACCCTCTGCCCCATCTCATGTGCCGTCGTGTAGATGCCGGCGCACTTGCTCAAGAGTTCCTGAAGCACCGCACACGCCAGATGGGTCTTGCCGGTCCCGCATTCGCCGATGAAAACCATCCCTATGCCGGACTGGCGAAGCGCGTCGAACTTTGTGATGTAGGACTCGGCGATCTTGAGCACCTTCGCTTTCTGGTCGTTCCCATCGGTTCTGAAGGATGCAAGCGTTCTGGATCGGTACTTGGTCGGGATGGCCGTTCGGTCCAGCGTCTGCTCATACGAGCGGCGCTTTTCAAGCTCTTCACGTTCCTTTCGTTCGCGCTCTTCGTCTTCCTGCCGCTTCTGCAACTGGATCGCTCGGCACTTCGGACATCCGCTCGCATTCTTGAGCTCTCCCTTCAGGTAGGTCAGGTGCGAGATATACCGCCCATGCTCTGGGCATACCCGCTCCTCTTCACCCTCGGCAAAGCCCAACAGGCCTACCAAGCCCTCTGCTTTTTTCATGTTCTTTCCCTCAATCCACAATGATCGTTACGCCGTCGTCAGCGAGTTTTTCGGTTCTGCCTTCACCTCGGCAGCAGGCCTGAAGTCGCTCTCGGTATTCAGCCGTCTGGGTGACGTTCTGAGGCTTGCGGTAGTTGCTACCATTCGCCCTCGTCAACCAGGAGGCTCTGAAGCCTGCCCAGGCATTGGCGCAGCAATGCTCGATGACCTGAAGCAGCGTCATGTGAGCCTTCTCCCCTTCGGAACGAAGAAGATCAAACGCTCTTTCGGTCAAGGCCATCTTCTTCAGAGCGCGAATCTCTCCGAATTGCTTCCAGAGGTCATCAGGAACTTCAGCCGGCTTTTCGACCTTGATCCACTTTTTCCAGGCCTCGCCTTTCTTGGCTCTGGCTTTTGGCGGCGCGTCTTCTCTACTGGTTATTGATTGGTTATTGATAGGTTCATTGATAGGTTCGTGTCCCGTTTTCGGTACTACTGTCGTACCGTTTTCGGGACAACTGACGTACCGTTTTTGGGACAACTGGCGTACCGTTTTTGGGTTGTCCCGTTTTTGGGTCGTACCGTTTTCGGTACTTCCGTTTTTGGGCCAATCCTCTATGTGCAGAAGGTACTCATTCGAGTTGTGCACCTCTCGCTTGCGCACTGACAAAACGCCACGTTCCGCAAGTCTCGAAATGACAGCAAATACCGTCTTTCGATTCATCTGCGTCATGCCGCAAATGGTCTCGACGGACGGATAGCAGTTCTTGCCTTCGTCATCGGCCCGGTCGGCAAGAGCGAGGAGCACAAGACGTTCGGTTGATTTTTCAACCGGAACCATCCATGCCAGTGCGGAAACCTTGAAGCTCATGGCGTCCCCTTAGCGAATAAGCGACCAGTCAATATCTGGGCGCAGGTCTTCGCGCGTCACTTTTCGACAAGAAACCATCTCGATCTTCTCAGCGACTTCCGGGCTGAAGTTCTTCGACGGGACATACATGCAGTTGTGAAGCCAGCGGACAGAAATGCCTGCTTTTTGGCACAAGGCCTTCTTCTCGATAGGCTTTAGCGATTTGAAATATTCGAGCGCTCGAGGCGTCATCTCAGACCTCTCGGTGTTGTTTTGGTGTTAAACCATAATACAACATTTTCGCCGCTTTTGTTGGTTGCCGAACATGTTGCCGCGCATACACCTTTCACACTACTATTGCGGAAGGGAGGTACTTCTTATGAGTACGAATGAAAAAGACGCCCTGAAGCGGATACGCATTGCAAACCTGAGTCGTCTGGCAGAGCTGAATGGCTCGCGGTCTCGATTGGCCGAGATACTGGGCAAAGCTCCGCAGCAGATCAATGACATGATCAGAGGAACGAAGTCTTTTGGAGCACGAATCGCTAGAGAGATTGAAGATAAGCTTGGCCTTCCTCCAGGAACACTTGACACGGAAAACGCAGAACTCGGCAACCCCCAAGTAAGCACGATACGTTTCAAGCGCATACCAATCCTTTCATATGTGCAGGCGGGAATGCTTACAGACAACGGACAAGAACAATACGATGAATGGGCGATCGTCCCAGAAACATTGCCGGAGAAAACTTTTGCTCTTCGCGTAAGAGGCGACTCCATGTCGCCAAATTTCCAAGAAGGACAACTGCTCTTCGTCGACCCCAATAGGCTGCCAAAACCTGGAGACTTCGTCATCGCACGTTCTACGTCTGGCATTCTCACAGAGACGACTTTCAAGAAATACGTCGTCACCGGATACGACGATCAAGGTCGAGAACTCTTTGATCTGAAGCCGCTGAACCCAGACTATCCAATCCTTCACTCCAGGCAACACGGTTTAGAGGTCGTCGGCGTCGTTTGCGGATCATTCAACACCTACTAAACCAAACCCCATAACACAACCAAATCAAGCCCGCCACTCAAGGCGGGCTTTTTTTTGTCTCAATTTCAGTGTCATTGATGCGTGTCAACAACTCCCCAATTTATACACCTCGTCAACACCCTACAGCAACCACATTGGTTTTATTTTGGTGTAACATCGATGGTGTTGATTGGTTTCGACAGCACATAGCAAGAAGAAACCATTCAACACCAACCTACCGGCAACAACCGGGAGGGCAGACATGAAAACGCGGACGCGTGGGGGCAGGTGTTGAGAAGCACGGAGCGGCGGACGTAGCTGATGCAGCCGAGAGAGGCAGAGGTCACGAAGACCCGAGCGGTTGCCTGCGGAAAACGCGGGACCGTGCACAGCAGAAAGTCGATTCAAGCGTTCTTGCGCATGTGTTCAATGCGTAGGGGACTGGCGCGAGAGCGCTTGGATGGACTTTCATAAAGATCACAGCCGTCTCGCGGGCACCCGCAAAGAGCGACACGTGGGACGACTTATCAGGAGAACACAATGACGGACAAGGACAAGCTCGACTACCTCGAGTACATCAAAGACTTCATGGATGAGGCCGCTAAGGCCTACATCCGGTGCGACGACGATGCGTACATCGGTGCACTCAACTCCGCTGACGCCATTCTGACTGGTTTGCTCAACGATGACGACGAGGAGGACGAAGAATGAAGCGCAACGACTTCGACGCCCGACTGGCGCATCACCTCCGTTCGATCGGTCGCGAGACCTGCAGCGAAGCTGATGTCCACGAGTACGCGCTCATGAGCATCGCGAACGCCGCCGCGCTCGCTTTCTACATGAAGACCGAGCCGACCGTCATCCACTGCCCCGCAGCGGAGAAGTACGAGCAGGTCGCCTGCAACGTCCAGTGCGTCATGGACGAACTTCCGTAACGACTTCGGGGGACACCGCCGCTCCCCCACCCTTCTTCACAAGAAGGCATTCACGCGCTTCTGTCCCGCTCTCCTTTGGGTACCTGACTAGTCACCAAGGGACGGGAGCGCATGAATGTCTTTTCTTTTTATCGGAGGCGTCATGAAGCGCTTTATTACTTACCTCGACGACCTGGCGAAGCGGACCTACTTCGGCACGGACGGTACCGAGCCTCAGCGCTCTGGCGTACTCGGGTACTTCATCGAGGGCCTCGAAGGCCTGCTCGGATTCTTCGGCCTCGTGATCCTGCCGGCAATGGCGGCTGCCACCCTCTACCACTTCATCTTTGACTAGGAGGCTCGCATGAGCAACGGTTTCTACTTCGGTATGGGCGGCGTCCCGTCCGTGTATGACGAGTATCCCGACGAGCAGCCGATCCTCATTGACGGGTACGAGCTCGATCTCGACACGCTTACAGCAGGAGGCGAGCTCGTCACGATCGAAGAGTTCACCGAAGCAGCCAACGACGCGGGGCTCGACAAGGACATCATGGAGGACTGCCTCGAGGAGCTTCGCGTGCTCTGGCAGGAGCGCGAGGAGGAAGCAGCATGAGCTTCTCCGATCCGGTCCGCATCATCGACCACATTCCACAGGACTTCGACATGAAACGAATTACTCGAAAGCGACCGCTCGAGCAGCGGCGCGCAGCAAAGCAGGCTCGGCAGAACGTCGAGCCTTTTTCATGCGAGCGCCCTGGACGCGTCTGGACGCTCATCACTTTCATCGGAGCGCTGGCCATCATCGCCGGCGTGCTCATTACTGGACACTGGGAGAGATAAATGAACGACTTCAAAGACTTCGCGCTTGAGCTGCACGAAAAGGGCATCAAGGCAACGATGGACAACGCCAGAACGTTCGTCCTTGGCAACTACGACCGCGTGCTTCCTGCCTACTGGCTAAACCCCGACGCGAGAATCAAAGCGCTCTACGCGCTGATGGAGACGCGCTACGTGGACGACTTCGAGTCGTCTCTCAAGGCGACGCTCACGCTCAGCTCGGAGCTCGACCGAGCCCTTGAGCATGCGACATCGATGCTCTACGGCGAGATGCTCGAGATCGAGTACGACGAACACAGCGAGGAGCAAGCATGACAATCACTTCACTTGAGCCGCTCGTGCTACCGATGCCCGAGCCTGAGGACGAGGTCGACGTCGACCCGTACCCCGAGTACGGCAGCCGCGACGAGTTCGAGCGCGCGCAATGGTTCGGCGATCGGGCAAAGCGTCCCGAGCCGATCTACGACAAGACTCTCGAAGACTTCTACGCCATCGGCGACGACGGCGAAATCCCTTTCTAAGGAAACGCAATGAGCTACGCGACCCTGGTACTTGGAGAGAGCGGAACAGGCAAAACTTGTTCGCTCCGCAACCTCGACCCAAAAAACACACTTTTGATCCAGCCGGTGCGCAAGCCGCTCCCCTTCCGCTCCACCGGGTGGAAGGAGATCAAGCAGAAGGGCGATGGGAACAACATCCTCGTCTGCTCGAACCCGCAGGCAATCATCAATTGCATGCACGCGAGTCCGTTCGACGTGATTGTGATTGATGACTTTCAATATATCCTTCTCAGCCTTTACATGAACCGCCGTTCTGAAAAGTCCTACGAGAAATTCTCAGAACTCGCAGGAGTTGGATACGACGTGGTACGTGCCGCGTCTGAGCTGGCGAACAACAAACGCGTCTACATCCTTGGCCACACGACTACCGACGACTTCGGACGCGTCCACCTTAAGACCATCGGAAAGATGCTGGACAGCGTCGTGGTGCTTGAGGGGTTCTTCACAACAGTGCTACGAGCGCAAGTCGATCCTGCCGCAGGACGGTTTTATTTCAGTACCAGAAACGACGGACACGATACGGTCAAAGCACCTGTCGGAATGTTTGAGGCCGCTGAAATAGATAACGACCTAGCTGCTATCGACGAAATTATCAAAGAGTATTACGGAATTACTAACAACAAGGAAAACGAAGAATGATCACTACCTTCACCATGAACCGCAAGTCCGCGGAAAAGGTTGCCGGATTCAACGGCATCGACAAGTCCGGCAAGTACGTCGGCACCCTCACCAAGGTCGAAGTGGCCGAAAGCAAGGCGGGCGCGACTTACGTTGAGTTCGCCTTCAAGGCGCTCCGTTGGACGGAATGCGGCGAGACCGCCGAAGAACGCGGCGAGAAGATGGCCTTTATCCGCCTCTTCGTCTCCTCTCGCAACGGCGATCGCACCTTCGGGGCCGACATCATGGACGCGCTGCTTGCCGTGCTCAAGCTCGATAAGGTTGAGGCTACGCAAGCGCAGGTCTTTAACCGCGACGGCACGAAGCGGCCTGGCTATCGCATCGGCGCACTCGAGGGCCAGACCATCGGCCTGCTCCTCCAGCGCGAGAACCGCGAGTATGAGCACGAAGGCCAGATCAAGACGACCTACCAGATGAACATCATCACGCCGTTCCATCAGGTTACCGGACAGAACGCGAAGGAAGTCCTGAACAACCTCGAGGCCAAGGCGGTCGAGGCTAAGTTCAAGAACCTGAAGGACAAGGAAGCCAAGCCCGTCACGCCGTCTGCTCCGGTTGCGCACCCCTACGACGACGCTCCGCTTGACGACAACCCATTCTGACCATTTTCGTGACGCCACGAAAATGATCACAGTCCTCGGCGAAAGCCGGGGGCTTTTTTAACCAACCGAAAGCCGATTCAAGCGGCTTCGAAGAGGACGCTTGAATCAGTTTTCCAACAAATCAATCGAGATCTTGACGAGGGAATCATCCCTCGGTTTATCATTAGGACATCTTCCAACCGACTTGCCTTATGACCATCAAGATTCACCCCGACGTAGGCCAGATCCTTATTTGTGATTTCAACGGTTTTTCGCAACCCGAGATCACGAAAAGACGGCCTGTCATCAACCTTACGCCGAGACGTCGAGTCGGGACAGTTTGCACGGTCGTGCCTTTGAGCACAACTGCGCCTGCCCCAGTGCAGGGATGGAACGCTCGCTTGCACGTAAACCTCCCAAAGCCTTTTGACAATCCAGAATGCTGGATCAAGGGCGATATGCTGTACACGGTCTCTTTTTCACGTCTAGACCTTTTCTACACGGGCAAGGTAAACGGCAAGCGGCAGTATGTTTACCCTTTTGTTTCACCAGAAGAAATGAAGTTGGTTTGGAAGTGCGTGATGTACGGTCTCGGAAGAG